TTTTTTTTTGAAAAACAACTTTCACACATGAAGTATAAGAAGGACAAAACCTTCGAAGACTTTACGTATGAAACCCGTTGGTAAAAGGGTAGTGATTATATTGAAACTTTCTATCTAAATTAGGAATTCTATTTCACTATTTAAGGTAATTTAAGCATTTTTAATTTGTTTTTGGAAAAATCAAAAAGAGAAAGAGTTTATGGATTGTAACTACGTTGAATGTTAATCAATGGTGGGACTCCAACAAGATAAGACAATGAAAAATCATCGCCAGGTGCACGCCAAAAAGAAGCAAAAATTTCATTTTGTTGTGTAGGCGAAGTTCTTGGACTTAGGACTACCGCGCAAGGTGGTATATGTCCACGGTACATGTTATCCCAATTCAAAGCCTTTTCCTGAGGTGTGTACTGGGTAGCGGGAGAAATATGAGACACGTTGTAATACGGTACTTCAAATTCAACCACTCCTTCCACACTCGGATCAACAATGATGTTCGAAGATGCTGATAAATCAACACTCGGACTCATGACAAATGTTTTAATGATGTTCTCGCTGTTGAAAAATTGAGAAACCAATAAGTCCATTGTGTCTTGCATGGATGAAAACATTGAAATGTCCCACATGAAATTGCTTTTCTTTCGTCCAAGCCCATCATCGTTGTTGAAAGTTTCTGAAATCAGCTTGTACCTCATTGATCCTCGCCAAAACGCGTAAAGATAGTAGTAATAATCCAATTGTGTCATGCGTTGTGTTATTGGCTTGGTTTTGGGTGCTGTACGATGTGAAAATGGTGCTAGAACGATGCAATCGCCTGTTTTGTTATCATTCAAAGTTAACGAATTGTCAGCAAAGCGACCAAAGCGTTTGATCAATTGGCGAATAGACATTACTTTCTCGCCCACGCAATTGGCTTCTGGAGACCAATTAGATGAAATAACGTGGGTGTCTATCGCTTGTGGATGCGCGCCCTTTTGTGCCTCATTACGAGGTATTGCTTCGTTCGCGCCCATCAATGATGTTTGAGCTATAGGCCTCGGTGTTTTCTTTGTTTCTTCAGATGGTGCTTCAATAACGCCACCATACGGTATGTATGAAGGACAAGTGGGATTTGCGAAAACCAAATCGGGTCCACCGTTCACTTCTACTATCGTGTCTATGGAGGGATAAACGCTGTTTGCGGCAACTAGCTTGTTGAGCACTTCCACTCTAACAATGCCAGTGACACAATTGTACATTTTCTCTCCATTTTTCCCTAAAGAAATCGATTCTGGACGAGTGCAAAACATCCACGGTCGAGATGATACGTATGGTACGGTGAAAGCAACCTCAGTTGATTTCCGCAAATCTACGATCATTCTTTGCGCTTTTGAAGTGTCAGGAACGCCAGCTGAAATTGTTTCGTTGAAATAAAAAGGAATAAAAGAAATCTGTAATCTACCTGAATGAAATTGGGTTTTAACGAATTTAAAAGTAAAAACGATACTACCTCGCCACAAACCGAAAGAATTGGCCACATATCCCATATGTGTTGCTCTGAAAACGTCGTCAATTGTACTCGAGTAGTTTTTGATTTTAAATGGGGTTACTTTGGAATCCCACAAAATGCTTCCTGTTTCTGAAGCAGATCCAGTGGATGGCCATGTGAACCTATCCCAGTAATTGGGAATAGATAACACATGTGAAAGAGCCATCTCATCAGATGATGTTCCAGACAGACCGCTTTTTGTTTCAATTTCGTTACTCGATGAAAGAGCAAGTTTATGCGATGTATCGACACCGTCGTAGTTTGCCATTCTTACTTGGCCGCGCAACTTAGATTCGCAGGGCAGTCCTTGAATTGTGGGTTTTGAATAGCCCAACATTTTAAAGATGTTTGTCGCTGCTGCACTAATCCAAGCTGGACGAGTAAAAACGTTTCCTATAACGGGTACTTTGGATATTGTGTTCAATGCCTCCGCTATTTGCCCAACTCCTTTGGAAGTTGAATTGTTCTCTTTAAGTTGAGTTAATTCAAAAGAAGATTGAGCAAAAATTTTGGCGGGTGGTGTCGCGTAAGTTCTGTCGTTGATCATGTCTCGTACATCTTCCTTTGTCATCTTACCTCTAGCTAATTTCTCGGCTAAATTGGCGTAATTTGGGGAAGAGCCAGTGTATATCGACGCGCCAGTTGGATACTGGACATCAACATCCTCCATGTGCGCCCACACAGTGTATTCCACGTCTCCAGAACCTGAAACTTGATCCCTTAGTTGACTATAAACGTTTAAGTAAATAGCACCAAAAGATCCTTGTCCGGTAATGAGATTGTAGTATACATGTGGAGACACATATGGAATTCGCATTTCGATTTCTGTTCCCATACTTAAATCCAAATCTGTACGGGGACAACCAGAGCGACCTTGAAGTGTCTTGTTGACAAGGGCAACTCGATTTTGCATATATTGAGCATATGGAAAATATTGCAACATTAATCTACCTTGTTGGAAAGGTTGAGAATTAACTTGTACTTTGACTACTAAAGTAGCTCGCAGTCCCACGAAACCACGCAATTTTTCTTGATACATTGGATTTGAAATCAATACCTCTGGAAAATTGGCCGTGTAGAGTTCTGATCCTGATCTCTCAGGTTCTACGCTAGACGACCAAAGTCCTGTATGAATGACAATAGGTCTCTGGAGGAAATCTCGAATTGTGTGAATTCGATCTTCCCTTGTGGTCATTTCCAAGTAATCGGTCGAAAGATCGGCGATATCGGGAACAGCGCTAGTCGAAGGAGCAACTCCCTCGCTAGAAAAATGTACAATTTCTTGCTGTTGTGATGCAATGTTTGAGTTTGCAATTTCTGGGTTTTCATTTGAATTTGTATTTAATTTAAAGTCAGCAGGTGAATTTCTTTATGACATTGTCCACCTAAACAAATATCATGCACTCAGGGTTCCTGGATTTTAAAGGGGCTGCCTTAGAGCATCCTGGAAGTAAACCTAAATAGGTAACTCTTTTAGTTTGATAGCAGTTAAGCAACGTTGATTAGCCTGAGATATTGTTCGTCGCTTAAAGATCACATCAAACTGCACTTAAAGACTTAATCAAAAAATGTATCGGGGTTGTCCTTGAAATCGGTCAAGTATTCTGCGTAAGTCAGAAGCCTCGGCACCATTCTAAGATGTTCCTCGATACGGCGTATCTCAAGAGCGAAGGTGTCAAACTTGCTCCGCCCGTGAAGCGCCATTTCACGTGCTGCTGTTCCGATATTCATCATCAATATTTCATCTGGGTCGATCGTGTTTCGTGTCCAATTAAGCATTTCGTATATTACCCGTTCTTCAATGGGTGCTATATAACGCTGTAACTCTTCACTATAAACAAAAGACCTTTTCAAAAAATTGATGTCATTTAAACTCCGATATTTCACAACTTCTCCACTCTTAGTCTCGTCCGTGTAAGTATGTTCGATTGATGCTAACGCCTCCGCAATAGTTTGTTGATTAAAATAATCAATTACTTTCTTGGAGATATTTAGCAC